TGCTTCGATTGCAGTGGCAGAAGCGTCTGCTGCCCCACTGGCAGCTTCCGCCCCACCGCTGGTAAAAACATCCGCGATACTACTGCCGACATTTCCTATCCCCTGCATAGCAGACGAACCAAGATTCGCTAGAAACTCAGCTAACCCACCAATAAATGCTTCTTTGGGCATTTCTTGAAGCGGCTCATCAACACGTTTACGGTATTCGTCATTAAGAGCGTTAACTAATCGTTCGCCACCAAGATTCCCGATTCCCGTATTCGCGCCATAAGTCGCGTAACGGTTAAGAATATCCATCGTAACGTCGCGAGGTAGCCCGATATCTTCGCCCTGTTCTACAAATTTAGTGGCATTGGATTCAGGATTAGTCATCGAATTTATTAAAGATTGACGTTGGTCATCGTTGTAAATACTAGCCATTAAGTCACCGCTACCGTAATGTTGCCGTTAGTAACAACCTGAACTGTACCTACGCTCCCTGTTGCGCTTAGTCCAGAGGTGCTTGGCGTTGAAATATTCTGCCAAGAATTGCCCAAATATACTTGAAGAACCTCTTCTGTAGTATTCCAAATAATATCGCCTACCGCAAAACTTAGCTCGTCTCTATTAGAGCTGGTGTATTGCGGGGTTGCTGTAGGATCGAACGACCCTAAACCAAGCTCCAACACCCGCATAGCTCTGTTAAAAGCTCCACTATCTACCGGATCTTGGTTAACAACAGGCAATCTTCCGTTAAGAATTCTAGCCATTACCGTCTACCGTTAGGCTGTATTTCTAAACGAGTTGCACCAATTATAAACCCTACTCCTAAGCGATCTCCCATTTCTCCGTTATCGTCAGATTCGAAGCGTACCGCCGCTTGTCGGCCCCTAGCGCGGGTATCTATTTTAGTGGTACTTCCGGTAAAGGAAGACGTTATATCCGTCGTAAGGGAATCTCCAGGATAATTACGAGCCTTTAACACGAAGTTAATCGCCTGCGTACTGCCGGAATTACCCGTAAACTTAACGTCTGGGATACATCTACGAATAAATTGGAACTGGTCTCCTTCCCCAATATCAAAATCAGCACTTTCAATAAAGACGTTATCCATAGGAACCCCGTCATCATCGTTCCCTGATTCGTGGGAATAAACGTAAGAAGTAGAGCTATATTTACCAGTAGCCCGAGGAAAAGACTCGATTCCTTCGTCTAACCATGCGGTGCGAGAAAGCTGTCCAATAGACCATGATTGTTCGATGTAGTTGTAACTAACATAGCTATCTGGCTCAGTGCTAGTTCCAGAACAATAAAACCAACCAACCTCGTCAAACTGCTTATTTACGAATCCAAATACTTGGAAGGCTTGACCGATGTTTAAATTGTCAAAGACATAAGAATGGACACTACACGGTACGGGTTGTACAGCTCCGTTGTAAGTATAAAAGCCTTTCTTATCCATCCAAAAAACACCGTTAGGAGTGTTTACCGCAGCATTCGGACTGATCAAACTTACGCCTTCGTTAATAAGAGTAAGACCAAACGTATTTGGAGGGCCAATAAACTGTAAGCTATACATTGCTACGTCAGTCCATACGAGCGTTTCCTGTCTAGCTCGTAACCCACCAATAATCTCTGAGCCTGCTGAACATCGTAACGAACCCGCAGTATTTGTAGCGCGTGGCTCCCAATCAAACGGGTTTTCTTGATCTGAAAATGCAATAAGTAGCGGATCTATTACCTCAGACCTACTGCCGTTTTCTATTGGGTCTGCACCTAATAAAACAACATGTCTATCAACATCAGAAACTAAAACTTGTAGCCCAACTGTAGGTGCAAGATTAGCTCCTACGATGTCTTTAAGAGCTTTAGCTCGCTGAGTAGAGGTAGAAAAATCCCAGTAAAAAACACCGCCTGCTCGCACATTGGAAATTAGGTCTTCACCAAAATTATCCATTGACCACAAACGTAGCTGATTAGTGGACGATAGTGAGCTACTTGAACCCCAAGAACCGCTACCCCATGCATTAACACCGTAGCCAGCACCGGCTACAAAAACATCTAAGCCGACGTTAATTTGGTACGCGCCTACTGTGGAGGATCCACCATTACCAGTGTCCGAAGAATTAGCTGTTACGGCTGCTCCAGAGGTGTCTTTAGCCTCCACTGTATAAGAATTGGTAGTTACTACAGAAGCGACTTGATACTCTTGGTTTAAAACAGCTGCTGTAATATTGCCGCCTAACGAAGCTGCTCCGGAAAACGTAACAAAATCATTCAAAACCACCCCGTTAGCTGTATCAGTAACTGTGATAGTAGAAGAACCATTGGTTGCAGAAAAAGTAACGTCTCCTGCAGCGGTAGTTTCTCGAAGAGGAGTAATGTCGTTGTACGCCGCGCCCTGCTGCCAATACAATTTAGACGTTGTTCCTATGCCTAGGATTTTAGTACCGTCTAAAGCTACCCAGCCATGTAACTTTCTACCTGTCCCTGTAAAAGAAGACTGAATATACTTTACCCAGCCGCCAATCTTTTCTGGAAGCCCCTGACGAAACCGTACTAGATTAGCGTCAAACCAGCCGCCCTCCGCTGAATAGTCGGTGCCTTCTTTGTTGATTCCTGGATTGAAGATAAACTTCTGCAAAGGCATTAGCGATACTCCCCAGTCCTTATCATTTCAGTAACTTCTTCGGCTCTTCGACCTACTTGTTTGGCCCAACGGCTGTCCATAAACTCATCAGCGGCAATGTCGAACTGCTCACGAGACATAGCTTCCAGAGCATTAACAAACCCACGCAATCGTGTAATACCTAGATTGAAACACATATCAACCATGGCGTCCCGTCGAGCTTTGTTCAGCCCACCGTACCAGTAATACGCATCTTGCAACTCTTGGTGACAACGCTCTAGGTCATTGTGTAGCAAGTAATCAATTTCATCTTGCGACAAGCCCAGCCCAGACTCGGATATATTTCGGCCTACGCCTATGGTTTCAAAGCCCTGAGTACATTTGTAAACATGGGATTTGACGCCTTCATGGCGCTTAACCATTTCAATTAGCTCGCCCATTACTTCTCCCGTGCGACAGAGTTAACCTTTTCGTAGGAGCGCATAGCGCCCAAGCCCAACATCCCCATCATAACGGGCACAAGCAGCGTTGTATCTACTTCTGGCACTGCGAACCAAATACCAAGGATATTGGCAATTATGGTGTTGTACAACAGGCCAAGGGCGCATATCCAGCCGATGCAAGGTCTCCACCCAGCAACAAATAACGACTTATGTGCAGCTTCCATCTTGTTGATTTCAAGCTGACCCTTTAACGCTTCGTGAGCGTGTTTCTCGGACATCGTGGCAATCTCATGAGCCAAGGCGTTCTTTTGATCCTTGTCCTCTATGAACTTGTCCAACAGCCCTGTAACTGGCCCGACTAACTGTGCAACTAAACTCATGTTTATTTCCTATTCGACCACGCTTGTGCGCCAAAGAAGGCTGCAAGTATACCCGCAACGGATACGAAGTAGACTGCGGCCATATCACCTAATATCGTTGCTGCTTGCGTCAGCCCGAAAAGCTCCGATGCAACGACTAATGACGGGTACAGCAGCATTCCCCACAAGGCGAACCAACTCATAGCTCGTTGAGCATCCGCACGTTCATGCTGTAGACGTAGCTCTTGCAGTTCCTTGCTGGTGTTTAGCTCTTCATCTGTGACAACACCGTCCCCATCCGCATCGTATTCAGCGTACTCGCTGCCTTCTTCTAGTCGTTTTGCGTTCACAGGGAGTCACCGTTTCGTATGTAGATGATGTCTAAACCTGCCGATACCGCTATGTTTGCACCAGAAGAATCTCCAATGCAGCGAACCTCTATGTCTGTTTTTTCTTCAAACTTGAGCGGAATACTGTAAGCCTGATGCAGAACGCCATTATCAATAACGTGCTTGTCCTTAGTTTGAAATACCTCACCAAAAGGTCGTGCAACTAAGTGGACGTTGGCGTATTTGTTGTTTTGCGTCGTAGCGGCAGTAATATCTTTTTGGAGTAGGTACGCTGTATGGTCTGCGGGAACCGTCCACAACCCCATTAGACTCTGGTTATCACCTGCTGCAATCGTTGCATACTTTTCTGCTGGGACACCTGAAGTAACAGTGCCGTCACCTGCATAAATAACACCTGCGTTTTGCCCACCAGAACCGGCAGTGTTGACCACCATGCGGTTGATACGGATATAAGTATTTGTGGTGTTGACCGCTGTTTGACCGTTCAGCGTCACCGTCTCACTGATTTCTGCGTAGTTAGCATCTAGTCCAAATAAGGTAACGGTACGCGCACCTGTGCCTGCTGATGTATCGTTTGTAGAAGAACTGGATACTTTTAACACCGTAGCGGTTTCGATGTAGCTATACAGTCCGCCTTCAGCCCATACGGTCTCTAAGCTATCGTCAACATCTGGGTTGAACCCAAACTTGAAAATAGCGTAATGCCATCCAATTTGACCTCGCTTTACCTGTAGTTCAAAAGGTTCTGTAGTCCCTACGCGGCTGATTGATGAGATTTCTCTGGTCATAATTTAGTCCCATGTCCGTGTGTTGGCGGGCACCCGCTTCGGTATGCAATAAGCCGTTATGTTTTCTTGCATCTGGTAGTTTCGATTGATCTGGGTCTTGCCGGTGCTTACATAATAAGCAAACGTATTACACCGCGTAATATCACGAAAGTAGAACTGGTCAGGAATTGGCTCACCGTTTACAACCACAACAAGCAGGAAAGCCATCATCACCTAGTCAACCAAGTTAATAAAACAGCCAAGGTCAAGGGGAGAAGAATAAGCAGAACCAGTAAAACCGCCCCTATCTCTCTGACATCCTTCCAGAACTTTTTCTTGGCAGCGGCTTTTCTTGCTAGTTCCTGTTGTTTAGCTTTTCGAGCTTCAGCCATAGCGGTCATCGCTTCTTGGTACAGATCCCCGTTCCCAGAGACGGTGAACATATCCTTGATCTCACGCATGGTCTCTTGGATCTGTTTCTTTGCTAAAGCGGCTTTTACAGCATCAGCCTCTGACAACTTACCCTCATTCTGGGCACGTTGAAGCTCAACTTCGGCACCGCCAAGAGTCGATAAGAAACTGGAAATACTGGAGATGTCGTTGGTGGTCTCAGCGACCTGTTTTATCGCACTGGTAGCAGCGTTTACGCCAGCCACGATAGCCGCGATTTCACCAATCATGGTTAGGCCATAAACTGCGGTAAAGCTACTGCAACAACCACCGTGACATACACGCCCCAAATCATTAGCTCAAGGCGATCAAACCGCTTACTCCCGTCTTGGAGGCGCTGCTCGATGCCTTGGTAGCGTATAGCGCACTCTTTCTCGTGCGCTTCAATTTTTGCTATAGCTTTTTCAGTGGGTGTCACTTGTCTTTAGCCTTACCTATATTGAGGGCAAGTAAATCAATGAAGCTATACAGCTTTGCGATCCACTCATCATCTTTGGGTGTCGGGGTGCTCGCAGCGATCAGCGATGCAATGGTTACAATCGTCGTGACCGTCGTGACTATGGTAAGTAAATCCATGATTACTTAACTCCTTTCTTCTTAGACTGAGATATCTACCCTTTGTGTTGGAGCAAGTGCTGTAGCCTCAATCTTGTTACCTTTCTGGGTATACAAGGTAGGCATTACTGTCTCCACCATCTCTTTCACGGGTTCGCCTTCTGCGCCTGTACGCAGACGCTCTTGCTTTTCAACAGCGATCTGCTTCCAACTTACTTGAGCAGATCCGGTTACCGAACCCACGTCCATAGTCTACTGCACCACTTCCGCTTCTGGCTCTTCGTCTTCAGCAGGCTTAACTGCATTGACGATAGCTTCGCCGTAAGCATTCAACACAACCTGACGCTCGTTGATCTGCATTTGCAGACGTGCGATTTCTTGGCGAATCTCAGCGACACGGGCAACGTGCATCTGGGTTTCAACAGTCAACTCAGACACGTTATGTTCTTCGTCGTTAATGACGATTTTTTGCTCTTCGCTCATTACCAAGGTACTCCATCAGCAGTTGTTGGCGTGATTTGCCCGTCAATATTGGCTTGCAAAGACGTTTGAATCGCATCTTTATCAACGCCACCAGCCCAGCACCAACCAAGTACATCTGCCTCGGTCAAATCCGCATACGGAATGTAATCAGAAGCCGAAGGATCAGGCGTGAAGCCTTCTGTGCCATAGCTTGTCGCGGTGTAGGTCACAGCGTCATCACCAGAGCCTTGTGTCTGGGAAGCATTGCATCGCCAGTGCGCGACGATTACAGCGCCATTCATGTCTTCGGGCAAAAGGTCTCGTTCAAGGGTCGATATGACCCATTCAAAAGTAGCTGACATTAGCTATTCTCCAGTTGTTGTACGCGAGCGCGTAGTGATTGAATTTCTTTGACAAGCATTGGAACTAACTTTGAGTAGTCCACAGCCATCATTTCGTCTGAGTCAGCGTCTCCAGTGACTGCTTCTGGAGCAACAGTTTGCAACTCTTGAGCAATCATGCCGTAGTCTTGATGTGAGCCATCAGCAATCCAATCAAACTTGCGTACTTGTATAGCGTCTACTTTGCTACCAGCGTCATCAGCGTCTGCAATGTTTTCTTTAAGGCGTTGGTCTGATGATTCGTTGTAGGATGTAGTTGAGCCGTTTGTAAAAATTGAACCAACTGCACCGTTTGCATTTCTAAAAACAACATGGCCTTCCGACCCTGTGCCTGTTCTTCTGGATTCAAAAGTATACGAAGACGAATTTTCAACAGTAAGTTTTGCACTAAAACTACCGGCAGTAGTACCCACCAGCAAGTTGCCGCTTGAGTTGATGCGCATTCGTTCTGTATCGCCGTTTGCACCATCAACACCAATAGCCAGAGCGCCGCTTACCGTTTTAATTCGAGAAGCAACAGATCCGTCTTTTGTGATTTGTATGCCAGTGTCCCCACTGTCAGACAAATGCAAATTCATCAAGGGGTTAGTAACACCAATACCGACCTTGCCTGACGAGTCCACCACCATACGATAAGTGTCCGCTGTATCGTCATAGATGATAAAGGAAGTGCTATTGATACCTATTGAATAGTCTTGGCTTGTAGAGTTACTAAAACGCATTAGACCGTTCACACTTGGGCCTTCAACTTTTAACTGTCTTCCACCGTCGCCAGAACCGTTTATGTTTAATTGAAAATTTCCGGGGCTGGTAGTACCAATACCAACATTGCCTGACGAGTCGATACGCATGCGTTCTGTGCCGCCAGTTGTAACAGAGAGCGAGTTAGCCGCAGGCCAAAAAATACCTGTATCTACATCGCCTTTTTCACAAAGGCCCGGAGTAGAAGCATTGCGACCGTCAATAGCAATACCACCGTTTACGTTTAATACATTCGTGCCATAGGCGCTTGTAGTGCCAATATTAACATTCCCTGACGAATCTACTCGCAAATACTCCTTGTCATAGCCTTCAATCGCTAGGTAGCCATTGGTTGGAGTTGCTCCCCACGCCTGTATTTTTGTTCCACCAGACGAGTTGCCGTTGGCAATGTTCAAAATGCCGTTAGCAGTATCAACGGTTAATGCGCTGTAAGGAGAGGAAGTACCAATACCAACATTGCCTGACGCATCTATTCTCATGCGTTCTGTGCCACTATTAGAAAAAGTCAAAGCTGTGCTGGATGCTGGGTTATCAATAATCCAACTTTCAACACTATCTTGAAAAAGTTGTATTCCTGCCGCTGTACCAGAAGCAGTATTTACCATTAGCTTGGCAGTATTACTTGCAGCACCTTCGCCTATCTTGGCGGTGCCGTTAACTCGCAGTAGAGCGTCGGGAGTCGTACCAATACCAACCCTGCCTGATGCATCAATGCGGACTTTCTCACTACTTCCTGCAAAGAAGGCAATATGTCCTCCAGCAGTAGGCGTGAAGTTGAAGGCGAGAGAGTCAGCGTCAGGCTGACCAATCCCTACATCATTAGCAATCCCACCTTGGTCTTGAAACTTGATGCGGTAAAAGTCTTCGCTCGATGGAGCGCCCACTGCGCCTGATACGGTGATGCCTGTGGAGGTTGTGGACAGTTTATTGCTGTTGTCGTAGTAAAGATTAACGGCTCCATTCTCATTCGCATCAATAGAGCTTTCACCGTTTGCACCCTGTATTCGCACTGAGCTACTGCCACGAATGAACAAAAGGCCGGTGCCAGAATCTTGGACGTAGCTGTCGTTACCGTCATGATAGATTTGCAGGTCAGAGCCAGCGCCAAAGATAGCCTTGTCGTTGTCGCCAAAGTTTATGTCAGCAGAGGTAGTCATACCGTCTGTAGTGATAACTCCAGTTACGTCAATGCCTGTGGAGGTTGTGGCGAGTTTGGCTGCGTTGTCAAAGTAAGCCGTTACCGCACCGTCTGCGTCAGCATGAAGCATTGTTTCGCCCGTGTACTTGTCTAAATAGACATTCCCTGAGCGTATCCTTATGTCGCCATTACCTGATTCATCTATGTACGAATTAAAGCCGTCGTGATAGATAGACAGGTCAGAGCCAGCACCGAAGATGGCCTTTGCGTTATCGGCAAACTCAAGCGCAGAATTGGAGCTATCAAAAACGATGTTCGCTGAAGCGCCTGTAAAAGTGACATCATCGCCAGACGAAATCACCATGCTTGTACCGCCAGTGGTGTTGCCAGCAGTCAAAACTTCCGCCAGCGTATCCGTCACACCGGGATCAACCCCAGCCATAGCGTCAACTACCGCAGCGCCAGAGCCTGCGCCATCCAAATAAACAATCGCAGTTTTGCCCGTCGCAATCGTCACATTCGCGCCAGAGCCTTGGCTGATCGCAATAGACTGCGAACCAGAGGTTGCGTTCTCGATGAACATAACGCGAGAAACAGTGTTAGGTGCGATGGTCAGCGTTCTAGTAGCTGTCAAGTTGCCTGCGGAGGTAACCTTAAAGTACATAGCGCGAGCAGGATCAGAAACACCGTCAGCAACAGTAGTAGTAGCGTCTGCATCTGAGCCGAAAGATTGTTCAGTCGCGTATCCAAGGGCTTCACCAATCAATTCTAGGTTGGTGTTTGTGCTTGTGCCCCACGTTCCTGACTCATCGCCTGTTGAAATTTCTTTTAATCTAAGATCGTTAACGTAAGTTGCCATCTCTAAGCTACCTCATCCCAGTTAGGGGTTTGACTATCCGACACTTCAGACCATCCGGGTGTCTGTGTGTCTGTAACCGCCGTCCAATTCGGCGTTTGACTATCTGACACTCCAGACCATCCGGGTGTCTGACTGTCCGTTATATTATTCCAATTTGGCGTTTGAGAGTCATCTACAAGCCCCCAGACGTTAAAGTATCCTATTTCGCCCGTTGCCGAAACTCCTGTCGGTACAACGGTTACGCCTCCAATGAAGGTTACATTACCAACTTCACCTGTGGCTGAAACCCCTGTTGGAGAAGCTGTTGTATCAAACGCAACAGTAACTGACCCAACTTCACCTGTGCCCGCAACTCCTGTTACGGGAACAACTAGACCTTGCTCTACCGAAGCTGTTCCAATTTGCCCAGTACCAGCAACGCCCGTAGCACTAACATTTGCTGCACCGATTACGGTGACAGAACCTACTGCGCCAGTACCTACAACTCCGGTGACTACCGCATCTGGGTCAACATCGACAACCCCAACAGCCCCAGTACCCGAAACTCCCGTTGGAGATGCAGTTATATCGAAAGATACGGTTACATCACCGACTTCACCCGTTCCTTGAACACCCGTGACAGCCGCATTAGCTGCTGCAATAACGGTAGCTGTGCCCACCTCTCCAGTGCCTGATACGCCCGTAACAGAAACTGTTGTGTTGCCTGCCGTGTCAACCGTAACCGTTCCGACAGACGAAGTACCAGAAACGCCCGTGACAGGTACATTCGCGTCTGCATCAAAAGTGACCGTCCCAATGGCCCCAGTAGCAGCAACACCTGTGACAGATACATCTGCATTTGCACTTGCTGTAACCGATCCAACAGCAGTCGTGCCTTGAACGCCAGTGACTGAAACATTGGCATCAGTTTCGAGTGTAACTGTACCAATTGCTCCAGTACCAGAAACGCCAGAAACACTAGCAATCGCGCCTGCCGATACAGTAACCGTTCCGACAGATCCCGTTCCTGCCACTCCCGTAACAGAAAAGGTAATACCCGAACCTTCAGTAACCGTAACGGAACCAACAGAACTCGTTCCTTCAACACCTGTAACGCCGACATCTGCATCTCCTGTTACAGTAAGTGTTCCAACGCTTCCTGTAGCCGCAACACCAGTGATAGAAACGGTAACACCCGTCCCCTCAACAACAGTGACTGAACCAATGCCGCCGGTAGCTTCAACGCCTGTTATGGAGACGGTTACATTTCTAACCGCTGATACAGTGACCGAACCAACAGCCCCTGTTCCCTCAACGCCTGTAACAGAAAATGATGTGCCAGAGCCTTCGACAACGCTGACTGAGCCAATAGCGCCTGTTGCAGAAACACCCGTAACTACGGCGTCTGGATCAACGTCAACAACACCGACAGCGCCAGTACCAGAGACTCCGGTGACTGCGAACGATGTACCAGACCCTTCAACAACAGTTACTGAGCCAATAGCGCCTGTTGCAGAAACACCTGTAAGTGTAATAGTTGGGGCAAGTGCAACCGTAACTGAACCAACAGCGCCTGTTCCAGATACGCCTGTAACAGAAACATCAACCCCAGAGCCTTCGACAACGGCTACTGAACCTACTGCCCCCGTGCCTGAAACACCCGTGGGAGAAACATTAGCTACACCAACAACAGTAACTGAGCCAATCGCGCCTGTTGCGGAAACACCTGTGACTACGGCATCTGGATCAACATCAACAGTGCCAACAGCACCTGTTCCATCTACACCTGTGACAGAAACATTGGCATCTGCACTAACAGTGACTGTACCTACCGCACCAGTGCTTGTAACACCTGTGGGCAGTACAGTTATACCTAGATCGACATTTACAGTGCCAATAGCACCTGTAGCAGATACCCCTGTAATAGAGACATCAACTCCAGTGCCTTCAACAACAGAAACTGAACCAGCAGAGCCTGTACCGGCAACGCCTGTTACAGAGGCATTTGCATCCGTGCTAACAGTGACTGTGCCGACAGCACCTGTAGCAGATACGCCGGTAACAGATACGGCAACGCCAGCCCCCTCAACAACTGTGACGGAGCCAATTGCACCCGTTCCTGCGGTGCCTGTGACTTCGACAGGTAGGGGAGATCCCCACGCGCCTTCGCCCCAACCACCACGGCCCCAGCCGTTGATGTTAGCCATGAACTACCCGTTATGCGATGAACTACCCTGCGATACGGATAATGGCGTTAGACGCATCCGCTGTTGGGAACTGAATCGTAAAGTCACCTGAACTAGATGTTTTATCGCCACCAAAATCTAACGCACATACAGCAGGGTCGCCTGACGCGCTGTCATTAAAAATAAGTGCGCCTCTTGCAGTAATACTGCTTGAACTAAACGTAAGGTCAGCGAAGTCCGTAAACGCGGTAGTGCTAGACGTTGTTGGGTTTACATTCGTCAAAGCCGCACCTTTAGCGGTGTATCCTGTCCCAGATACTTCGTTAGATGTCGTGTATGCGGTAGTACCTGCGCCTAAAGAAGCACTACTTGTATACAGCGCCAAGTTAAAGGTGTTGCCACCACTAGCCAGGAAATTGTGCTTGGCTTCCATAAGTTCTTTCTTGAAAGACGTACACATCGCAGTCGAAATAGCCATTATAGACTCCTAATTATGTCTGCCATGTCCTTATGGCCTTGACGTTCAAATTCAGCAATCAAAGTGGTTCTATCACTTTTAATTGCCTCTTGTATGCAGTGTAGTGCCGTAGCCCTAACCGCCTCTTTAAATGCTTGCGCTTGCTGCGCTATTGCGGGGTGGCAACCGCTACCTACACTTACGATACGGTCTGCCGCAGATTGTGCCCAGAACGCCGGATCGTGTCCACGGTCCACCGTGGTAGTCACGAGTACATTTCCTATTTCCATTTGTGGCGCTTCAATCAGCATGTTTTATCTTATCCCTTAGCAATATCATATCGGTATTCATCTCTTGAACCATAGCCCTGACCTAAGTTTTTAAGACCGTTAACCGCTTGTACAAAACGCTGTTCATATTGCGCAACTTCTTCAGGAACTTTTAAAAAAGTAGCTGCTTCAACTAAAGTGCCGTATAGCATCGCATCGGGAGCATTATCAGAAAGCCATGTCGTTTCTGAACCTGAAGTCGTTGTTAGCGAAGCGGGGCGATATTTATAATGTAGCTCAAATGAATAACCTTGATCTGGAGTAGGCGCTAACATGAACGAATTGTCGTCAAATAAAGCGTAATACTTAGGAACCCCTGTTGTCGCGGGATTAGGAGTATAATCTCTAATAAAAGAAACGTGCTTATATAGTAGATAACTGTATACGTTGCTAGAAATCACAGCCAAGCTGTAAGGTGCTAGAAAATCATCCGGCGTACTTAAATAGGTATTACTCGCAGAAGCAGAACCTGTTACGTTTTTTCTAAAGACTGGCAGCTCTACTGCCTTTAAAATTCGTTCTTCAGCCTCTTTAATAAACGTATCTAAATCAGAAACAAAAGTTGTTTCTGCAGTTTCACAGTAATCCTGTACGGTAGATTTTAAAGTCGCTAACGTAAAACTCATGTTGTTTCTACCTCAACTTGTCCAACGCCGCCTGTTGCAAAAACACCTTCAAACTTAGTACCTATTGGGTCAACTATCGCTAAAGGTTGTCCCCCAACATTTACTCCGCTGACTGTAGTATTACTAGGCCCAGTTGTAGAAACTCGTCCTAATTCAGACTGCGGTAACGGTACTTCAGGTCTTGCTTGTCTCAGGGCTTGCGGATCAGTTAGATGGTGTGGCGGATCTAACTGTGGATGTTTAGGCTCATAACACTCTGAACAAACTTTAAACCCTGTCCACTCCATACGCAGATCAAGGTACTTATACCTAAAACCACAGCGATCACAAACAGCGTGTGAATACTTCCCTACCGCAAAAGCCATTAGAGATATGTCCGTCTAGGAACCAACCGTAATGAACTATCGTCATCGTACTTAATTGCGTTAACTAAATTCTGCTCATACAACGGCTGCAATAATCCTGCTTTTTCAGGGTTCTTTTTCAACGCTAGATTAAAAGCTAATCCTGTAGTTAAACACGGAAGAAAACGACTAGGTAAGTCAACATCGTCTACGGAAGCAGAAATATCTTGGATACGCTTCCAACGATAAGAAACAAACTTATCCGTAGAGTTTTCAGGAGCAGGCCAAACATATAGTTTGGGAGTTATCGTTCTCTCAACATAATATTGAGTAACTCTTGCTTGAGTCTCTTTATTTGGTATATCTAGATAATCCCCGCGATTTATACGGTCTATTTGAAAATCTGTTTGTATACCATTAGTCGTTCTTCGAATTACTGCATCTAGCACATCAATGTCGTACTGATTTAAGTCGTAAGTAGTTGTCCCTTTAACTAAGTCAAGAGAAACCTGCTCTACTTCCCAAATCTGAATACCTCGGTTAGACCAGTCTGCGAACATAATATTCATAGACCGTCTAGCCGTTACTCCGTCATATCCGGTACGGTATTCAAGACCTGCTAGTTCGTATGCTTCTTCGATAGCATCGGCTGCAGTTAAAGTAAACGTCCTAGTCCCAGAGGTCGCCATTATCCGTAATTCTTTATTAAGTCAAGAACAATAACGTAAGTGTCGTTTGACGCAGCACCTAGCGTAGTTAAGTTAATGTCGCCATTTTTACCACTGCCTGCCGTATTGTATAACCCTCCAAACTCGCTAAAGTCCATGTGGCCATTACTTGCTTCGGCTAAAGCTAAAGCAATTGTGTCCGTCGATGCATTCCACAGAAGCTGTACTTGAGTAAACCCTGTTATAGAATGTGTTACTTTTTCAATTCGAACACTTGAACATGCTGTGCCGTCTGCTCTCGCAGTCAAACTACTAACGTCTACTTTTGTAACTGCTGCTTCGCCAGTGCCGTCACTAAGGTTTGTTATTTGTATAACAGCCCTATGAGTACCGTCACTTAAAACAGTTGTACTAACTGCATCTGCCATATCTTATCTCCTATAAGGGGAAGAACCCTTCCCCCTAATATAATCGTTATAACTCTTATGCGTCAGCAAAAGGCGTAACAATCGTTCCGGAGCCAAGCAATAAAGTATTGTGTACGAGATAGGTCGCAGCATCGATCGCCGTTACTTGAACAACACTGCCGACTAAACCACCTTTAGTTGAACCATTCAGAGTCATCACATCGTTTGATGCTCCTGGAATAAATGCCTTTTTAGTGCTGTCATCAACAGCGACCATGGCAGCGCCTTTAAACTTATCAGTGCCGTCCGTCAAAATGTCCAAATCTGTGGCTGCAGTTTCAATGTAGAAAAAGAAAGACGCACCTACATTATTAGCTTGATCAGGAGACGTAGGATCAGTTGGAGCAGTAGTAACAATCGAAGGAAGTGTAAACTTTCCATCCGCATCGTTGCACAACAGAATTTTACCTGCGTGAGCTGCAACAGTTAGCGAAGTGTCTGCAGTTAGGCTAACAGTAGTGTTAACGCCTGCATTTATAAAACCCGCCAAAGATTTGATCGGGCCAGCAAAAGTGGTCTGTGCCATTGTAATTACCTCTTACGAAAGGATTCGCCTTAGAGTCTTCGTAACGTCCGTCTGAGTCGGTCGCTAAGGCTGTTTTTCTCAGATAGTGGGTTTATACAGGAGAAAAAGAAAAGGGGCAACTAGTGCCCCTTTCTTTTGCGATATTACGCAGCTCCAGGAGAGCCGAAAATACCACGCCAGTCACTAAAGCCAAAGCTGTAGCGTTCTCTGGCCTTATAGCGAACATTTCCGGTTTCAAAGTCACCTTCCATATTCGTAGAGACAGGAGATCGCACAAAGTGCTTGAGACCATTAGGTACGTCAGTCTTCAGGAAGAAGGCATCAGTATCTGTTAGATAATGATTGACCGTATATCCTTCAGGAACCATGCCCATGTTACGCAGTGCGTTAATATCGTTATCCGCAGTGCCTACTCGTCCTGGAGTTTCCAGTAGACGATCTGCAACGAATTGCAGAGCAGATGGGATAATCAACTTACGAGCCTGAGCATTGATCTTTAGACCACGCTCATCTTCGAAAGCTGCGATATCAATCAACGATTGCTCTAACGAAGTTTCGTTCAAGTCTGCAGCAGTTGACAGTTCGTTGCGTTGGTCTTGATTGCCCACGGTGGGGTGATCAGTTGCACAAAGCTCTTTACCGTCTCCACCAACAAATGAACTGTTAAACGCATTGTTCAATACGTTCGCAGCTTTAATTTGCTTCGTCTGCATCATAGAACGAGCTAGTGCTCGTGTATAACGAGAAGACAGGGTGTCGTACAGATTATCTTCAATTGCTTCTTCAGTCAAAGAAAACGCCAAAGCGACAGTTTCGTGAGTGTAGCGAGCAGTGAAAGATTCTTGTGCGGTATCGTAAGATACTGCAGAACCTTCAAATTTCACAGGTGCCTCACCAAAACCACTAAGCATTACTTCCTCTTCGAAAGCTCGTTCAGAAGTCTCCGTATCGAAGATTTCTTCATGCTCAGGTGCATAGCGTTCATACTCTAAACCGAAGAGAGCGTGAAGGCCAGGAACAAGCTCTTTTACGAGTTGCGCTCTTGAAATAGCCATTAGTTACTCTCCTATACCGCAAATACGTTAGTTGGGAACGTAAAGTATCCACGAGCGTTAGCACCAATGGTGTTGCTCGGAGAATCTACGAACCTGTTTAACAACGCGATGCCGCTGCTGGTTGTCGCTGTTACACCTTCTTTGGATCGTCCATTGTTGGTGCTGCCAGCGGTAGTGCTGATAGTATATTTACTACCGATGAAACTTACAGCAGGAGTACCTGCAGTAAATTGTGCCTCATACACGATCGCTGGATCGGTATAGACATACGCTTCCACGTCAGCACCACCTAGTGTAACTACGTCTGCTGTCCACATGTTTGCGAATGTCGGCGTACCGTCGGTTGCCGTGTAATAAACGCCAGCAAATACTCCGCAAGGAGTGCCTGTGGCGGTGCCTTGGATTACATACCCAGAAGAAAGGTTAACTACGTCACCATTAAAAATGGAGGCGTTAGTACCACTTGCAATACGCAACTTCTGAGGACGAATCACACCACCATATAGGTGGTAGGCTGGGGTGAACCCGTTAGGGGCGTCAGTATTAGCCATGATTTAATCCTCTAAGGAAAATGATGAAATTAATCAGCAGCCGGTTCTCGACTACCAAACTCAACTTTTGAGTCCCTTCGAATATCGCTTTGTCTAAGCGGCATACGAGGGTCACTATCTCGCAGAAGATCATTGTCAACACCGTGAAGCTGATCTGCAGTCTTTCCTCGGAAATATGCATTTCTTTCATCAACGGTTTCGTCAGGAATCTTTGCAAGAATTAAGCCACCAACACCAATCACGCCAGCGTGCTTCCCTTCGTCAATCGTAGGAGCGTCGAAGTCAGGATAGTCTTCTGCTCTTACTGGCTCGAATCCTTCACGAATACGCTTAGACATATTCGCTCGGTCATCGTGCCCACGAACTTCTGCACGAACCCATCTATGCTTATAGCCAGCTGGGGCTTGAGGGGCGTCCAACATTGAAGGTGGTTGCCAAGGTTTACGGCGAGCTGTTTTTGCTCGAGTTTCAGCAGATCTGGAGGTACGATCTGTCATTTTCATCTCCTATACAAACTTTGCGTACTCTTCTAGAGGCACACCTATTCTTTTAGCAATTGCTATCTGTGAAGGTGTGAGTTTCACACTGCGTGCTCCTTTCTTTACAGAACCAGCCCCACGGCTGGCACCTGCTACAGAAGATTGCACGTTTTTCGTCTCATCGGCGAACTTTTGTGGAAAGAGATCTCTCATTTCCGCATCTACCCGTTGGTAATAATGCTTGGAACTAGGAGGCACTCCTTCCTTAATTAATTTTTGATGAATGCCCATAGCAGCATACGTCATGCCCTCGTCTTCACCAAACCAGTTGTTCTTTTCTGCCCATGCTTCCGCACTCGCATCTGGAGCAGCCGGTTGTATATTCCGTTGCGGCATTTGCGGCGGGTATTGTAGCTGGTCAGGAGTCTGCACTTGTTTAGGTGCGTTTTTCTGTCGTGCTACTAATCTTTGGGCATTTTGCGCTTCGTAAGAAGTTTTAGCAACCGCTTCTGTAGCTAATGCAATAGCTTCAGCGTCGCCAAGCTCTTGAGCTTCTTTAAGTGCTCTACGCGCCCGTTCCTTATCCAACTCAATCCGCTGAGTATATTCATTGACTAAAGTAGAGTCAGAAGACTGTAACTTAGTTTGAAGTTCGTTGTTTTGCTCAGAAATCTTCTTGGCAAACTCAATCGCTTCTTCTCGCTGACGTTCGGCTTCTCGCATGCGATAAGTTAGTTTATCGATGCGTTTTTTAACACCGTCACTGTATTCTTCTAATTCATCAGAATTAGAAGCAACTTCTTCTGGGGCAGACATATCAAAGTCTTGCGCAGGCTCCTGCGAAACATCCCCCTCTCTAGGATCAACTTCCTCTTCAGGAAGTATTAGTTCAATATCTTGAGACTCAGCCATTTCATATCACCTTATTGCAGAATATCTTCTGGATTATTTACAACAGCTAAAATTTCATCATCGTTCAAAAGACGCATATCGCCTCCGTCGATGTTGAATCTAGCTCCTGCATAGCGACCAAAAATTACCCAATCGCCTTCATCGCACCAAGCGCCTTCGGGAAATTTATCTTTGTCGGAATAAGCATCTGGGCCTTTTCTTACAACCAGCCCAACTACGGTAGCTATCCGCTCTTTATCAAGAGTTTGTTTAGCTAACATAATGCCGCCTTTTGTTTTCTCCGGAGGAGTAAACGGCAGAATCAGCAAACGATACCCCGTAGGGTTCGGCAACTTATCTGCATGAGTTTCATAATTTTCGGAGGTTATGCCCTCTTTAACAGGTTCTATAGGCGTATCAGAACCAAAATTAAGAACTCGTTCAGGGGTAGCACCTATGCTACTTAGGTCAATTTCCTCAGTCGTCTTCGACATCTTCCATCCTTCCATGCAGGGCAGTTATTTCTTGTTCAGCGAAATTAAGCCCTGAAATTTCACCAACAATACGTTGGTACTGAACAAAGTCTTGTGCGCCACCAGTGGCGAGTGTCTGCGTGAGATCTTCTTGTCTCTCACGCAGCTTGCGGAGTAAAAACTCCGAATATTTTATAAAATCCATTAGTTGATGTAGCTAGTAAAATCCAATCCCTTGGTTGCTGCACCAGTGCCTTTTGTCCTTACTTTCTTTCCAGGAAGATCAACAGTTTTCTGCTTTAGTTCAGTAGGCTTCGCAAAACCCTCATTAGAAGGTTCTGGAATAGAGGGCATAACACCAGCTTTTTGAGTTTTAGGAGACGGATACGGAAGTTCCGTAGATCTAAAATTTCTCACTTCTTCTTGCCTCCAGTTTTACCGCCGCGCTTCATTCTCATCGGCATTTTCTTAGCGGTCTTTCCGCCCCTGCCCATTTTCTTAGGCATCTTTTTGTTCTTTTTGTATCCTGGCATTTTAATCTCCTTCGGCATACAAGTTATTAAACGTAATGTTCGGATCCATGTAGCTGTCGTCAATCTCCGCACTATGCACGTGTTGACTAGGATAAAAGTCCGGTGCTCCTGAACCTGTCTCCCATAACGCAGGATTAGTCGCTCTTACACGATTGTTAGGCAGTGCTACAATATTGCCCGTCCATTTCCCCGCATCAGTAAGCTGAATAACATGACTCTGCTTATGTTGAGCAGGATCATCAGCTATATCGTTCCCTGTATAATCAACAGTGAACAAATACCTTCCTGTATGAAACTCGTTATCTATCTTACACAGCCAAGGGCTAGAAGATACGCGATCCATAACAATAACCTCATGGTCTCGGGAACTACAGTCCCAAGGTTGCGCTAGATGAGTTGCCATCGCTTCAGGCATCTCATCAATAAGAGCGTCCCCAACTAAGGCGGTAATAGGCATCCTAGCCCACATCGCTCCACCATGAAGATTTTCAGAATCTTCTTCCTCATCAAATTCGTATCCTGTGAATACGACTTGAAAGGATAAACATCTATCAGGTATCGTGTTTACCGCAATCGCTATCGCGTGTAAATACTCTCCGTGATAATCTAAATGATTGTGCGTATACTCTTTTCTAACCCAGCAATTAAAATGAGGGATATTACTTATTAAATGAGGCAATTAATCCTTTTCCTGTGACTCCCGAACAATCTTTGCAATCTCAGTTAGATTAGAGTCTACTTCTCTATCGTCGCGCATCTCTGCTTGCTGTAGTTCAGAGGCTACTCGGATATCCGTTTGCTGTTCTTGAGATTCAATACGCTCTCTTTCCAACTGCGCTTTACGCTCGGATTCCCTATCACGCTGTTTGAGTTTTTCGAACTCTAATTCCATCTGTTCTTCGAACATCTGGCGCTGAGGATCTTGCTGCTGTGCGGCCATCGCTTGAGCAAGAGCTTGTTCTTGACCAGTAATCTGCTGAGTTGCTTGAGCAGCCGCCATAGCAATCTGGCTTTCTGCTTCGGGAGGCAACTGAGGCAGCTGGCCATCTGGCCCAGGCTGTGGCAGCTGGACACCTTGTTGAGCCAACATTTCTTCCACTTGGATACGATACTTCAGAGCTTGGTGCTGCTGAATATGCGCTTGAAGCGCACCCATCGCTTGTGGGTTCTGCTGTGTTTGAGGATTTTGCATAAACGCCATGTGTGCTTGGACGTGGGCGTCATGATTTTGTTGAATGAAGGCTTGTAAAGGAGCCGTCATCAATGCGTCCATATTTTCTTGGACGGGGTCTTTAGGCGCAGGGGCCATATCAGGCATTAAAATATCATCGATATCTTTAATGTTCAGCGCAATATACATCTTGCGGAATGCTTCTTTCATATTATGGATCTGAGGAGCACTCTGAGCCATCTGAAGTTGGGTCTGCGCTAAAATAATGCGCTGCGTCGTACTAAAGATATTAGGGTCGCAAACAGGAATAACATCTACGCTGTTGTTAAAGTCCTCAGCAAAAACAGTTTGCTGTGCGCCCTGCACTTGGTACGGATATTCAGGAGGTAGATACTCGCCGAATAATCGCTTTAGTATTTTGAATTCGTTACGCTGCGCGTAATGCAATCGCTTGTGGATTGCAGAAATAACTTTCTGACCTTTTTCTAACAACGCAACGGTGGTGCCTACTGGAGCGTTAGAGTTAGCGTCCCCAGTTTGGTTATCCATTACAGATGCAAACCGCTGCCCAGACTCTACGAGTAACCCTAATAGCTGCGCTAGAGTTGCGCTAGGTTCTTTATACGGAAGCGGCATAAAGGAGTCGCGGATCGTTCCTCCAGGAGTGTCTACATCTCGCCACTCTCCAGGCTGTACCGGATCATCAGATCGCTGGATATTTAAGCCACGTGCTTTAAAACCAGCCGGTAAGTTGGCTAACGTACCTGCATCAATTAGCTGACGTAAAATAGCCGTAGCTGATTTAGTTACCCCGCCAATCATATGGATTAAGCCGAAACCGTAAAAACCCAGTCCTGGAAGGAATTTGTAATGCGTAAAGTATTCAACTTTCTTACGCATGGGGTCGGTTTCTTCGTAGTTTCTACGAACAGAAAGTACGGTGTTGTTATCTTTACAGATCGTTACGATATACGGAATGGCCAACCCAGTAGGTTCTCCATCGTTATCCGTATGCTCAAACCCTTCGATATCTAACTCAACGTGAAACTCAAGCAGCGTATAGTCGTGCTGACTTCCGGTACGAGTTACGCCATCTAGCTCATCAATTTTTTGCTGTACTGAATCACTATCATCAGTGTAAGATGGAGGATTCATCTCCTCGTCTACATAAAAACCACTGAGCTGTAGTTTACGAAGATCATTCTCCGTCATAGTCAAGCGGTGCGTAATACGAGGTGACGTGTGTAGATCCGTAGCTGTATACGGAACAATTAAATCTTCAGCTTTAATAAACCTAGAAACGACTCGGCCCATCGTAGGGTCGTAATAGCATTTCTTAAACGCAGAACCTGCTAACGGCAAAAAGAACAACATCTGATCCATTTCAGGATCGTATTCGTCCATTTTGTACATCAGCTGATAATTCATAAAATCCTTAACGCGATTAGCTTGCATCGCTTTAGGATCATTAGAAGCGCCCATTATTTTCGTATCTACTGGGCCGTTAGCTGGTAATAGTTCTTTATACGCTTGGGCTTGAAAATGCGTAGCCGCTTCAGCAAGTAGCGGATGATACACCCCGCTCGCACCTTCAAACGGTTCGCTACGAGGGTCGTTTTCAATACCTAGTAGTTCTAAACCGTTTTTAAATGTTTCATACCAATCTTGACGGGAGTCAACATCGTTTTCGTATGCACTAAGGAGTTCACTAGAAATTTCAGACAACGTAGCGGGGTCTAAATACTCCGCGAGGTTTTCCTCAAACGGAATATCCACTTCCATTTCCAACATAGAAGGGTCAACGAGGTTATTTTCCTCATCAAACAGGATTTCTACCTGTTCTTCGCCCTCAAACTCTTCTGGGAATTGAACTTCAGCCATGGAACGCTACCCTACTCTTATTTTTTGAGACGGTAAATTAGTAATATGCCCGTATTTTCGGATAATACTCTTCTTCGTCGTCATAATCGCCGTCTAATCGCAAAAATCCGCCCTGTCTAAAGCGACTTAGGGCTAATGTAGTTGCATCTACGCAATCGTCGTTCTCTCCGTTAGGAAAATCAGCAACTTCGTCCACTAATTCTTGCGCCCAGTTCGTATCAGGCACCCAAACTCGGCCCTCTTGGAAAATTCCACTAACCGCGTTTAGTCTTGCGATCTTATCCTGACCTTTGCTCGGTGAAAAGGTATTTATTGGGATACCCTGTCGCCGTAATTCCTGCGTTAGTGGGATACCAGAGGCTTTTGTTTCGATAATTACCGAATCAGGCTCCCAATGTTCATATAAACGCATCGCTTCGCGCTTGAGTTCTGGGAAATCTAACCGCTCTTTTACGCAATCTAACAAAATTATATGCGCATCCTGCCCACTATACAGTTCTTCACCGATTTTACCCTCGGGATAAAACACTCCCCACGTTGTTATCGCCGTATAGTCGGATCTTTCAGACTTTAAAAACGCCGTATCGTAACTTTGAATCAAATAATCGCACGTCGGAGGGTTATCTCTAGGCCATTCCATTATCCAATCTTTAGGAATAATCGAAATACCCTCACCTGTAGGCCGCTGCATATACTGCGCTGCCCATTTAGACGGCGGTATCGACGCTTTAGTCGCTTCTAATTCGTCTAATGACCAAAATTCCGGCCATAGCGGTTTACCTGACGGCAATATCGCGGGAAATTCAATAACCTCCCATTCGTCGCCACCCTTTTCTTGCGTCATTCGCTTGATTAATTTACCCGTTACGTCCTTTTTAGACCAACGAGTCATTACGATAACGATCGCACCTCCTGGCTGAAGGCGCTGACGGGGGCCAGTTTGATACCATTCGTAGGCTTCTTCCAACGCTTTATCCGAAAAAGCATCTTGTTCGGAGTGAGGATCGTCAATAATAAACAAATCAGCACCACGACCCGCGAGTGCACCACCAATACCCGCCGCATAATACTGACCGCCCTGCGATGTATTCCATTTACCCGCGCTTCGCGAATCAGCTTTTAGTTCGGTAGCTGGAAATATCTCCGCATACTCTTCACTTTCAATTAAGTCACGAACTCTACGACCAAAGTTAACCGCAAGGTCTGCTGTGTGCGTAGCTTCAATGATTTTTAATTTAGGGCGCTTACCTAATAAGTAAGCTGGAAACAAATACGAAGCAAATTCAGACTTCGTATGTCGCGGCGGCATATTGATTATGAGGCGTTTTGATTCTCCGCTGGCGATTTTATCGAATGCCTCGGCCATCTTTTTGTGGTGCGCACCCGCAATAAACTCTGGCCAAATCGTTTTAACAAAATCGTAAAACGACGCCATAGAACTTTCGCGTTTTTCACGCTTTTCTAATTCCTCTAGGAGAAGAGTAAACTCTTTCGCTTCATCTTTCGACAAATGCGATAGGTCTACTTCCTTTAGCTGTTCAAGTGGGGTGGTCAACGGAGTCTTTCTTGGTTTAACCTTTCAGAAGATATTCGGCCACCGTTAGCCATCGTTTGTATTTGTTGTTGAGTAGCTGGCACCATCCCCGCATCAGGGTTCATTTCCATTTGATCCGCAAGTTGCATACCTACCTGCTGGATCTGTGGGTCGGGGTCTTGCATCATCCCCATAATTTGTGGGACGCCAAAATAATATACATCCGCAGGTGTGCCCACCGGCCCACCGTCGGCCATACCTTGCGGCAACAAACCTTCTAACCCGCCCTGCTGCTCTAACATCATCATCAGTTCTTCTTCAGACATATCAGTAGGCATGACACCTTGTTCCGGCGCTCCAGGAATCGGGGGCTGACCGCCTTCGTAATCCATCGCTTTTAAGGCTTCTTCTAATCCAGAAACTTCGCTACCCTGTACTTCTTCAGGAATAACTTCTTTAACCATCGCGATATTCGGGGCAGACCCTTCGATTAGCGCACGAGTTTGAGCGTTTTCTTCAGCACGTTTTTGGGCTTTGCGTGATTGTTTTGCGCCGTATGCGGCTGTGCCTGTTGCGACAACTACTGCGGTAACTACGAATGCCATTATTCAATATCCTTAAAATTATCTACAACAAACATCCGCTCTAATTCTGGTATATCTCGGATATCGTCAGGATTAGGATGAACAGTAATGATCGTCGTATTTTCTAAAAAGTATAGCGCCCGTTTAGTATGCGGCGGCGTATTCATAATCGCGAAATCTTTATAAACGTCTATCCGTTCTTCGTCTTGCATCGTAGAAATAACGCGACAATGACCCGCTGCTAATATCGTCATATGCTCGTGTAAATGAACTTGACTTACGACTACTGACCCTTTGACCCCGTAATACGCTCGCATATAAATTCCAGGAGCAAAGTGATGCGTATTAATATACGGCGACGGCGCGTTGGGACGAGTTCTTGAAATAGCAGAAACGACGTCTTGTATCCCTGCAAGTTTAGATTTTTGGATGTCTAAGATCGCCGTACTCATTTATACGATTTACCGTAATAACCCTTCGCGTAACTTAATCCACCGCCGTTAGCTTTCTTAGCGGTTTTTGCGGCCTGCTTAAAATTCTCAGCAGTCGGTGCCCCAGCCTCACCCTTCCTTCGCATCCTCTCACCAGAACCCGCAGCTATACGCTTACGTTTAGCGTTTATATTTGCGTACAACCCTGGACGCCCACCACCTGCCATCTGGTCAGGATCGCTAAATAGCTCTTCGCGTAATTTTTGGATCCCAGACTTACCTCGGCTTGCATTATAATCTTGCAAATCCTGTAATGCTGATTCAAACTCGCGAGACATTTCGCCTTCTTCTAAACGGGTGTTAAAATCGCTACGCTCACGCAACCCCTCTAACTGTTCCGCTCGGCTGCGTTCAATACGATCTTGATCCGCTAACCGCGTTAACATATCGTCCTCATCTAACCGACGCATACGATCCGCAGTATCAGCTTTATCTTTTGTAATAAACTGCGCTAGTTCGTCTTTTAACGATGCTAAACCCTTAGCCTTTCCTCCAGGCCCACCCATCATTCCGGCTAATAATGCCATTTCTGGGCCAACCATCGAACTTAATGCTGGTTCGTTACTTAACGATACAGCTAATTCGCTCGGCTGACCCATCTCCTGCGTTTGCCGCATCGTCAACGTATCTTTATTGGTGTTGCGTAACATCGCCATAATTTCAGGCAAGCTATCCATTACCTCTTCGCCGAGAGTAATATCTCCCGCGCCACGCAATAGTGATAATAACCCGCCGCTTCTGCCGCTAACTTCCTCGTCGTAAACCGCTTGCATATCGTCCATTACCATTTCACCTTATCGGCCCAATAAGCTGCGCTCATCTTGCCCTTTTTAATATTCTTTCCGTGACGTGCCTTAAAACTCTTACGCCGCGCCTTTTGCTTCGCCGACTCACCCGCTTTAGGCTTACCCGCAGTTTTTACACCCTGCTGCCCAAAACGAATCGTCTTAATTTTATCGCCCTCTTTCGCGACAACGATATGGGATTTTTTAGGATGGTTCGGGGTACGCTTAGGCTTATTATACCCACTAACCCCTGCTCGCTCTAAACGAGAATCTTTTTTCTTTTTCTCAGCCACCGAATGGGTTCCCCTGTGCAACAGGAAACGCTTGTAATCTCATAGAAATAGAATCCGGCCCTTGGGTATACCTTCTAGCAGGCTCCTGAGAACCTAACTGCCGTATTAATCCACCTAACCCTCGTTGGGGCTGCTGCAATTGCTTCAACATACCAGAACCAGCGCCTAAATGTTCAGATAACCGCTGCTGCTGTTGCTGCATCTGCAGAACATTACCCTGCAATTCCTCAAGCGTTTGTTCCGTAGTCTGCTGCTGAGGTATCTGCATTTGATTATTAAGCTGCGCCCGACGGTCTACAGGGGACTGTAATGACGGCAAACCTAGCTGCATATCTGTAGCGTTCCCTCCCTCAGTAACTTGTTGTTGCGGCATAGAATCCACCCCAGCGCTAGTAACTTGTGGCTGCGGCATATCCGTAGGCTGCGGAGCATACTGCGCCCTCATCTGATCGCGCATTTGTAACATCCTCAACATCTGCGGATCCATAAACATGCCACGACTCATCGGCGAACCATAAGGAGACTGACCGTACATAACGTAACCTCATCAAAGATGAGCCGAATCGTAACTCCCTAATCACTATCCTCGCTACCCCTAAAAAATTTTCGCGAAAAATTTTTCGCGTCGGAAAATATAAATGTGCGAAATTTTTGAATAGGGAACCTAAAGCAAAAGTATCTCGGAAAAAGAGGCGGGAACTAGGTAGTGGTGGGTGGGCGGGTGCCTTGCGGCAATTTTGGGGGTATACCCCCTTAGCGAATCTGTTAGCTAGCGCCCCTTAGCAAAGTTGTTAGCTTAGGCGCAAAAGAAAGGGCGCACGCGGCGCCCCTTAGTTAGTTGGTTAGGGTTAGTGGTTAGCTAAAGTCAGCCAACTTTAGCTTGACCGCAGCGGAACCTTTACCCCAAGCATCGCGGCCATCTAAGCGGGTGCGATAGTGCAGCAGTATAGTTGCAACGTCTTGGTTATAAGCAACACCATTAGCGCGTACCCACAAGCCCTTAGACTCTAGGCTGTCGTTAATTGCTTGCACGTCAACGTCACCGCCACCAAGGGCCAACCATTCGTTCATCACCAGTTGAATCTGGCGAGGAATGTTGGCGGTGATGCTGTCATAGGTTAAGGCAATGGCGAAGTTAATTTTGCCGCTAATGCCTGACGCTGGCTTGGCGAAGTTAAATCCCTTGTTGCCCTCAATATGAGGGATAACATCGCGGGCAGTCTGTTCGGGAGCTGATTTTGTGTTTGACTTAGTCATAACGTATTTCCTATTAAGTTAATTAATGTCATCAAGTGACAGGCATATAGTCGCCTATATTGTGCATATAGTCAAGCACTAATAATCAGCCAATTACCTAGGCAATCGCCTAAGCAATAAACCTGTGGCGTCGCTGGTCGCGGCTTAACAAAATGGTTGGAACTTAAACTAACTGTTTGAATCAGGGGTCGCGCCTAATCCTAACCGTCGGGATCTGTCGCGCCGTCCCTCGGCCTCCGTCGCTCGCTCCCTCGCTCGCCGTCCGTGAATCGTGGTGGGTGGGTGGGTGCGCTCGCGCTCCGTCAATCTTTTATAGTCGATCGATCGATCGATCCGTCGATCGATCAAACGTGGTGGGTGGGTGGGTCAATCGCTCCCTCGCTCAATTAATACAGTCGATCGATCCGTCGATCCGTCTGTCGATCCGAGCCGATTCGTAATCTCTCCCTCGATCGTTTGCGGTACGCGCTTCGTGATCAATGCTCCGAGTCGGTCGATCAGCTGATCCTTGGATAGCGAATCGATCTTCGCGGTCAGTACCTCGCGTCGATCGATGTAAAGCCCCCCGACCTTCCCTCGGTGTATCTCTGCCGTGATCGCTGCGTTAATCTGCCCCGACTCCCGTGCCTCCTCACGCAAGTCGTGGAGGGCGGAGAGGTGGCCCTCCATGGAAACCCTATCCCTCTCTGCCTCCTTGATTTCCTGCTCTATAAGGTAATTTCGCAAAAGTGGGTTGTGGTTGAGTAAGACGCTGCCTTGTCGTTTGGCTGCGGCCCGATTCTTCGTGTAGCCTGCTTTTACCGCTGCTTCGGTAGCGTTTTGGCCTTTCAGATACTCTCGAGCGAACTTCTTTTGTTTCGGATTTAGCGGTTGCCATCTCTTACCATCGGCGTCGATGTACCCGTTTCCGTCATCAGCAGGTGTCAGGGGAGTGTACTGTAGTTCTTTCATGCAGTGTTTCCGAGGGTCGTAAGCGTGTAGAACTATATCTTAGAAAATAAAATAATTTATAAAAAGTAAAAATTTCCCTCATGGCCTCTCACTACTATTCACTGTTCTCGTTTCAATAACCTATACGATTTCTATTACTTTCTCGTCACACTCATCACGGCCCCCATCCCTTGTATCTAGAGGCTTCTTTCACTTTTCTATTACTTCTATTACTTTATTAGTCGTTTTAGTTGAAAAAAATAAAAAAAGTTTTTTTTCTAAATAGACAATATACGCAATATCTCGGGTCGTTTTAATAGGCACAAAAAAGCCCGCTCGAGGCGGGCTTAATCAAGTCGCGGCTTTGTTAAAAACGAATCAGCCCGTCGATGTTTATTCGGTCTGCATCGCGCACTGGGTTCCACAATTCACTGCGGTTTTCTTTTTCTTGACGTAGTCGATGGCGAAGAACCATACACTGTCCTGCTTGTTTTTCTCGGAAAACCCGCATTTTGTGGTTAGAAGTTCTTTCTGCTGAAAGATCAAAGCCATCTTCAGCAAACCGTGCCAGTTTGGTCATGACTTCAACTTGCTCGTCGGTCAGGTTGCTCAAGTCCATCTCGGCGATTGTATTTCTTGGTTCCATATCTGTTCCTTAAAAGTGGTCTAGGTCTTTTTCGCGGCGTTCCCAATCGTCACGGTTTAAATGGCCTAGCGGGTTTAACCAATGGCCTTCGTCAATCTCACAATTATCACCGTCGTTCATTAAGGCGTAATACATCACCTTCCGTGGCTCTGATGCGCAAGTGCCTGTCCTAACCACCATCGCTGGGCTAAAGTATTCGATCTTTACGTTTTTCTCTGCCCAGCGTGCAAATGTTTGCGACTTATCAAGTCGTGTCGGGTAGTAATGTTCGTGTAGTAATCGGTACATGTTTGACCAATCGGTATCAACAATTTCTTTCGCTAAGGGTGTCATACTTTCTCCTTTCTATCGTTTAGTAATCCGGCGCGGCGTATACCGCGCGTATATATAAGGTACTTAGGAGTACCCCGATAGTAAAGCACTAAACGACTAAGGCTTCAATCGTACCGTCGCTATCGTGGTGGTAGCGGTCAACGAGTCGGGCGTATTCTTTAATCTGATGGCGTAGCACTTGTTTATCAAACGCGCTAGTGTTTTCATCAAGATCAGCGTAATCCGCTTTGATATCCCAAGCCATGTTTGCAAGGGCTTTGCTTCGCGCTACGTCGAGCGGCGTTTCGTTAGTTTCGTTTCTCATTAGTCCTCCAAATTAACTAAAAATACAGGGTGGTCATCGTCAAGTCGATCACCGATACTCGGTGCACTCCAAGCGTTACTACAAAATCGTGCAGGCACTAGCTCGTTGTTATCTTGACGAATAGTTATTTCAGTATCGAGTTGCTCTTCAGTCAGAGTCGACAGCCGCCATTTAAGTTGTCGGTATGTCATATCAAAACCACCCCGTCGAGGCTGTATCGGTTTTAATGAGCTTGCCGTTTTTGCCGATGTAAACAGGCACAAAATCATAAAAGTCTGGTGACTTTCTGCTAGTGCGAACGTAATACTCGCAGCCTTCCTCTGGCTTGAAATCGCGTAAACGCTTTTTTCCTAGGGCTATACTAAGCCCTTGATCTTTCTTGCTTATCCAATACATATCGTCTCCTTCCTACTTTCCGATGTGTTTAATATCCGACTCGGGTATCACTTGGTACGCACCTTTGTTATACGCTGGGGCGATCGTCGCTTTTGTTACTGGCCGATCGTCACGACGGCTAGTACAATCCATAGTCGCGGGTCGAGATGGGTAATTAATTTCACGGTAAGCCTCGGGTCGAGGCTCCCGTGGTTTTAGCGGCACGAATGGCCGCTGTTTGGGTTTAGTGTTACGAAGCATTTTGTATCGCTTAGGCATCTCGAACGTACTCGTCTGCATAATCTGACTCGATACGATCCTCGTCTTCGTACTCGACGATATCGCGGTCAGCGTCGATATACGTCGGAGTTTTAGCTTTTTCTTTGAGATCTTTTTCGAACTCGAACTCCCAATAAAAAGCTATACGGTACGCTTCTGATTCTTTCAGCTCGTGTAACAACTTCTCTTTCGTCTGGTAGCCGTATTCCTTAGCGTCGACCATATCGATCAACCAATTTACAAAGTATCGAAACCTAAGTCTCTCGGAAGCGTTAAACCCGTCAGGTCGCTGGACAATCTGAACGGTAGGGTCGAGCCATGAATACATATGCGCTAACGCTCGCACCTCTGGAAAAGCGTCATCAGCTGCTTCGGGGAATAAATTACCTCGTAGCGTTATTTCACTCGCTGCGGATACTGCTAAAGCAACTAAATGGTGCGCGGTATGAGAATTCAACTCGCAATGGTCTGCAACGTACTCTCGTAAAACACGCTGAACATCTTCTTGGCTAATCGCCATATCTGTCTCCTTCTTCTTTCTAAGTTATCCGCGCCGGTTAGGGCGCGGTATATATAAGGTACTTACGACTAACGCGAAAGTAAAGCACTAACGCGATTCCTCGACTACCTTGAGATCGGGATAAGTATCGATCAAAAACTCTAGCAAATATTCCAACTTTGGTCTTAGGTATTCGTCGTAATCTTCTTCGTCGGCAAGTCTTTCGCTTACTTCGATAACTATATTAACAAGCCTGTCGTTAGTTCTTTTCATTAGTCCTCCACGTCCTGTTGCCAATGTGTAAACTCCCATTCGAAACGATTCGGGTCTGACCGATCAACGGCAAGCTCTGGGAGTATTTCTTCTTTCAGACGGTCAAGAGCATCGTCTTCGTCGTAGGCTTTGAGATAAAACTTTACTTCGACTTGCCATAACTTCGGCTCGACGTCCTCGCCACCGTGGATACGTTCGATTTCTCGAGCGTCACTTAACTCGCGTGCGCGGTCTATATCGATCACGATACGGCCTCCTCTGCATGCTCTCGTGCTTGCTGCATTCGAGCGACAATTACTAGGCTGTTACAACTACTGCAACACTGTCCGTCAGCCAAAGGCTGCGCGTTATGGCCACCGGCCCAACCGTTCGCTTGAACGTCGATCTCGTCGCCACATAGAACACAATCGTTCATACATTTCTCCTTTCTAAATAAATAAATCTGGTAGTTGGTTCGATTGGTAGATTACAAACTTTGGGGGGTCTACACTTCATCGAACCTATTTCTCGTAAAACTCTCCAGTAGGAGAGAGGAAAACACCCTGACGCTACCAGTCGCCTGAGCCGTATGTCCCCCACCACAAATCATGTATCGGATGCTTCGAGTTGTAATCTGCTCCACATCGCGTCCGTAATTTTCGGTAACTCTTTATAGAGTACTCTGTAATCGCTACAGCCCATCAAACATTTAACAACTGAGTATCCCTCGAGATGTTCGTCGGGGGTTTTCCAGCAACGACAATCGTCGTTGTAACACAGGGTGATATCGGGCGGTAACGAATCAAAAACTGCATCAAGCTGATCCGTTTGGTCGTCATAAAAATCCTTAAACGCTGCATCTAAAAACTCCTCGTCACAATCGAACGAATAACGGTACGCGGTATCGTATCGAATCCGCACACCGTCATATTCTACAACGGTATCTAACGTACCGTCATCTACGATTACCGCACTCATGAGTGGGTATACCCGTCTGTTTCGATACCTAGCCACATATCTGGTACAGCAGCCATAATGCAATCGTCGTACATTGCTTTATGTACGTCTTTAACGATCCAATCGGTAAACGTCAGATACGCAAAGTTTGGGTGCTGGCTATCCAGCACGTGTTGTTCGAATACCTTTACAAGTGCTTTGTCTTGTTCGGGCGTTGGTGAAAGCTGTTCTAGCTTTTTAACTGGTGTGATAAGTGTCATACGTTTTCCTTTCTATCGTTAAGTAACTCGGACATAACTTTTAGCTGGTACTCAGTAACGTGGAGCTTGCCCTTGTTCATACCAACCTGCGCTAATTCGACAAGTTTAGATAACCTGTCTAACAACTCTTCATTCGTAGCGTTGATGAATTCAATCTCAGCTTTATGGTGGATACTTTGATGCTGCAGCTTTCTCGTTATCAACGACTCTTTCGCAAGCCAATGCCTTTCCATACATTCTCCTTTCTAATCGGGGCGCGGGTAGCGCCGTTATTAATAACGTAGCGGCGACTACCCCGAAAGTAAAGCACTAACCTACGAAAGCTAGGACGCTTAACGATACCGCTACGAGTATCGCGATCCCTGCTATCGAAACTCCAATAACGGCTGGCCAAATTGGTACTTCTAACTTTGACGGGGTTACTGTAGTTTCCGAAGGCTTTTGCCGTTCGATAATCTTGTCGATATTTTTCAACATCTCTTGTATATCGCTCGGCGGTTCTAGCTTTTCGGCAGCTTTTTCAGCGGCCTCTTTTACAGCCTCTTGCGAATGCTTAGGCGTATCTCTTTTTGGTGACCACTCTCGTGGTGGGGGAAGTTCTGAACTTGGATCCTCGAGGATGCGCTCAAGTTTCGCAATACGACTTTTAGTCGCGGTTTGTTCCCCATTCTCTATCTTCGAAAGACTGTACATCGTTCTTGACAGTAGCGACGGTTCAGCTTTACTTCTAAAGACGTCATACGCTGCAAAATTATAAACAGGGTTTTTAGCTTTTCGGTCGTTGGTTTGTCGAACAATGTATCCTTGAGATATTGCTGAACCACTAAGCATTTGTTGAAATTGACTCAAGTTAGACGGCGGCTTTTCTTGAACTATTTCAGACCAGATCCTTCGACACTCTTTATATAAGTCGAGACGGGTCGCTGAACCGTTCAAATTTTCCATCGCGGTATATATCGCCATGGAGCGGGAGTGCAGCCTTCTTGGTACGGGTGCAATCTTCATTCTACTTTCTCCTAAGAGTTATGGGGGCCGTAGCCCCCGATCAAATTAAAGCTGTACGATAAAACCTTCATCGATCAGGGCTTTTTTGTAACAAGCGATAATTCGCTTTTTCTGCTTTTCTGGGTTTTTAGTATTCGGCATACTGATATGCCCTTCCTGAACACCTAGATCAGCAACTTGCTGCATCGTAAAATCGTTACGATTAAACTCTTTAGCTTCAATATCCTGCATTGAAATAACCAAGGCTTGAAACTGTGGGGTTTTAATTGTAGTCTCCCCAAGTTCTTTACCCGTGTACTTAAAGTGCTGTGCAGCACGACCACGACTCGCGGCTGGTGCTTTCGTTACTTTAATCGCGGACACCTTAGCTACTTTCTTAGCGGCAGGCTTCTTTGGCGCAGCTGGGGCTGCTTCTTTTTTGGCTGTTGCCATGTCATTCTCCTTTCTATGATGACGTTATACTTTCTAACTGGTTTTTACCAGCTTGATTACTACTTTACTACGGACGCTACCGAAAGTAAAGCAGTATTTAGATTTACCGATCTTGGTTGACATACGCTGATGTCGGCTCACCTGTATCGAACATCTCAGGTTCTTCAACTGGCGAGTAGTATCTAATCAGCCTTTGGCAGCGGTCTGCCATACGCAAACATTCGCTGCGCATAATCGTTAGTTCAGCTTGTAGCTGTAGCAAATCTTCGGGCAAATTAAGACTCGGAACTGTCATTCTTATCCTCCATTCTCCATACTCGGACACCGCTAACTTCTTTGTTGCCTGATTTCTCTAGGCGTACTCGAGAGATAAACTGCCACTTCGGCTGTTTACCCGCGATAAAAGTTCTAAGTGATTGGTCGATACGATTCTTCAATCGCTTCGATGTATCAACACCATCGTCATCAGGTAAAAATAGCATCGATGCTTGCTTACCGTTTTTGGCTGGTGGAAATTTATCCCACGGATATTTCGTAGTGCTACGCAAATCCGTAGGTAGGGGTACGTCGACATCGAAGTCCCCCCACTGTGAATCAGACATCAAGGTCTCCTTCTTCTACTAGTTTTTCCCAATCCGACTGGTAGCCAGAGTTGGCTATTTCAGAAGAGAGGGCGCAGTCTTGCTGCACCATCTTCTGGGTAAGGCTCAAGCACACGAATCTCGCGTGCTCTTGCAATTTATGAAACTCGCTAAGTGGGCGATCTAATACTTCGCCGTCGGCGAGTGTGTATAAGGCATACCACAACTCGCTAACGGTTTCCTGATCTACAACTACAGCGTTGTTCAGCTTTACTACTTCGCCCATTTACGCCGCCTTCGCATACTCAAGTGCAAGATTAAACGCTTTGGTCTTAGCCGCTGATGCGTTACCGAACATCGAGTTGTATACACGGTTTTCGCCGGTACGCTGATGGTCTTCAACAAACGTCACAGCGTTTACCGCGCCCCACCATGTACCCTTAGCTGATTTAGCTTCGGCTCCTGGAGAGGTGACTAACGCTTCAAACACCGTCTTAGCGGTATTGTTTAGCGCATCGCGTAACGGGCCGTCTTCGGGCTTGTGGTCTTCCAACAGCTTCGGTTGGTACAAGTTAGAGATAAACTCTAGAACCTGACCGTCTTTAGCTTTCGTCTTGGATAAGAACTCAGCCGCTTCCTTAAACTCTGCACGCCGCTCGTATACAGCGCCCATAGTTTTAAGGGCTTCCTCTTCTCGGATATCGTCAAACGCGGTACGGTGCGACATACGAAATTCAGCGGTGGCTGTTTGCTTTAACGCTAGTTGCAACGTATTACTACATACGACTCGCACTTCGGTGTCGCGTATAGACATCGCATATCCTGGCTGGTGTGGCTGACGAAATAGTACGAAGCCGTTGATCTCGTCGCCTCCAGGAAGTTCGAAGCTATCGTTTAACTTAGCAAGTCCGAAGATATCCTTACCGCCTCGTAAGCTACCCGCCGTCTCCATAGAGATGTTGGCGTGTTTAGCGAACTTCTGGAAGAAGTCGAAGATGCGTTCGTTTTGGATAGGTTGGTAATCTTGTGAACAAGTACCGAGGATCGTATTGTCGCTATCGCGCATAATACTAAAGCGGTCAGGGTGTTCCATAACCTCGTCAAGAATGATGTTACCGTCAGCGTCTTTTTCGTATTCGCTAACGGGCCGCGCCAGCGTATATAAAGGACGCTTGTCTACCGACCAGTCTAGACCGGCGGCGACCATCATTTCATGTGGTGTTAACGTACCGTCAACTTCCACGCCTTCGCCGTGCCAAGGCACTTGGCCTGTCCACGCCATACTTTCTACTGCTGCTACCATGGGTAGTCTCCTTTGTAAGTTCTACTTTCTAAATGTTCGTAACGCTGTCACGGCGCTACTTTTAATACTTTAGCCGCGAGGGTTACGAAAGTAAAGCACTAACGCGACGCGTTAAAGATAAAACTAAACAACGCTTTCCAATCGTACGGAGCCTCCAGAGTAACCGCAGACTCGCTTTTCCAACTAAGCTCTTGTATTTCTTTTAGCTCAGTCGGCTGGAATAATTTAATCTCTCTATTCTTTCTAATCAGTACGAAACAGTTGCCGCCTGCTTTGGCTCGATTGTACAGCCAAGCGATCTGGAATGGACTTAGCTCAGACTTATTGCCTTTGATCGATTTAAGCTCGATCCAGATCTCTTTGCCGTTTTGACAATAGTTTACGTCCGGTACTCCCTTACCCGTCCCACCAGTCTCGATCCGCTGAACGTGGGCTTCGTTGGGAATGTGTGGCTTCATTAGAGACCAGAACTGTGATTCTTTAGCCATGTGTTACCAACATCTGTAATACAAAGCTAAAGACATATATTCCAACGATGATCGAAACACCTACCAGTATCCCCGTAACTATGTCGTCACGCTTTGGTTTCATTAGTGCCTAATCATTCCGTCTTCGGAAATCTTTTCAAAGACGGTCTCTCGATCACCGAATATCTCTAACAGCTCGAAAGCGTTAGCCCTAATTTCGTTCATCATCTCGTCTGCCTCTTCGATCGTATAGTTCAGAAGGTGGATCAGGTTTACCGATCCGACGAATACCATTGCTTTGTATACGTCCATCATATCGACATCTCCGTCCCCGCGCATCTCTTCTAGCCATGCGTTAAGCGTATCGAAAATGATCTGTACTTGTTCTTCGTCGCATTGGATTTCAAACTCTCCACTCCCAAACATTTTAACTTCCTTTATTCCGGTGCTCATGGTAGTAGTCTCCGTTGCCCTCTTGAACTTTCGTTACGATCTGCCAGATCCGCTGCTTACTTACGTTATAGATCTGACCGATTTCTTTAAGAGTCATCGTACCACTATCATACAACTGAAAGATTTGTTTATACGTTTCTTCGTTCTTCGCGATATCTTCTTGCGAAAGGCTTTGTATCCGCATCATTTAGCTTCACCCCAATTTATTCCGGTTTCGTAATCCACTACTAGTGGAACCTTTAAATCAACACAGTTAACCATCTTGTCGATCACCATGTCCGATTGTTCTTTATTAAAAATCGAATAGTCAAGTTCGTCATGTATGCCGATATGTGGAACTAATCCTTCTTTCCACAAATCACGCATAGCGAGTTTCGTCATATCCGCAGCCGATCCTTGGATCAACTTATTTAGAGCTTTGTATGTAAACGACCGCTTGAGGTTATCTCCATACTTATCTACCGCTTCTTGTCTAGGTAACGGCGCATGCTTTTCGCCGTGCAGATAGCCGACCGGCTCCCATAGGTCGAAATGGCATTTACGGCCACCGAGCGTTGTTATATAGCCGCGCTGTTCTGCCATCCGAGTACACATGTTTTGTATACCTCGAATAAAAGGAACACGACTATGGTACAGGTCGAGTAGTTTCCCAGCTTCGTCTGACTCTAGTCCTAGTTCTTTAATGAGCTTTTCGCGGCCCATCCCATACGTTAGACCAAGGTTGATATTCTTAGCTTGTTTGCGGGGGATACCCGCCATATCCGCTACGATCTGGTGAAAGTCAGCGCCTTCGTTAGAGTATGCGTTTACAGCGTCAGCTGCTCCTTCGAGTCCAAGTAACGAC